TGACACCAGAGAATCAACAATCAAACAACAAGTATCAAGACGATAGGTTATGGAAACCTGAACTAGATAAAACTGGTAATGGTTATGCCGTACTTCGTTTCTTGCCTGCTCCTAATGGTGAAGAAATGCCATGGCAGAGAGTTTGGACACATGCCTTTCAAGACAAAGGTGGTTGGTTTATTGAGAACTCATTAACAACTCTTAATCATAAGGATCCTGTTAGTGAAGAAAATACTAGATTGTGGAATACTGGTATTGATAGTGACAAAGATATTGCTAGAAAGAGAAAAAGAAAATTATCTTACTATGCAAACATCTATGTTGTGTCAGACCCAAAACATCCTGAAAACGAAGGACAGGTAAAACTGTATAAGTTTGGTAAAAAAATCTTTGATAAGATTACTGAAGCCATGCAACCAGCGTTTGAAGATGAACAAGCTATTAACCCATTTGATTTTTGGAAAGGTGCAAACTTTAAATTAAAAATCAGAAAAGTTGATGGTTACTGGAACTACGACAAATCCGAATTTGAAGGTGTCTCAGCATTGAAAGAGTCAGATGACGATATCAAAGCTATTTGGGAAAAACAACACCCTCTAAAACCATTTGTTGACCCTAGTAATTTTAAGACCTATGATGAACTCAAAGAGAAACTGAATAGGGTAATTACGGGTATGCAAACTACGACTACTGTAGATGAAGTCGACCTCCCATCACAGCAAACTACAAGTACCGTAGAAATGCCTAAGGTAAGTCAATCTAAGCCTGCTAGTGACGAGGATGATACCCTCGATTACTTTAGTAAATTAGCAGACGAAGATTAATCCTTTCTCTCTCTACCTAAGCATTAACCTCTAGCGAGAAATCGCTAGGGGTTTTCTTATAAATAGTGGTATGGCTATAGATATATTTGAACCATTAAAAGACTTACAAGGTAATAAACTTAAAAGTGCTAGTTGGTACAGAAATGCTGTATCATTAATTTCAGATAAGAGTCGTCCTAGTGACCTATTTGCGTCTGGTAAAATGTTAGGCAGACCTAGTGGTGGTAGAATGAGTATGTTTTTCTATGACCCTAAAACAAAGTCAAGATTACCATATTACGATATATTTCCATTAGTATTACCATTAGATGTTGCCAAAGGTGGTTTTATAGGTTTAAATTTTCATTATCTACCATATGGTGCTAGATTTGCATTTTTACAGCAATTGCAATCGTATGCCAGTAATGCAAAGTTTGACCAATCAACAAAAATTCAAGCTTCATATGACTCGATAAAGTCTAATAAATATACCAAAGCGAGTATTAAAAGATATCTATATTCACAAGTAAGGTCAAACTTTTTAAGAATAGATGTCAATGAAATGGCATTAGCAGCTTACTTACCAGTTGCACAATTTAAAGGTGCTACACTTGGTACGGTATTTGCTAAAAGTAGGAAAACATACTAATGGACAGAGATAGAACAAAAATATTAACTGAACACGCAAAAATTGTGAACAGAAAAAAACAAGAATTAAATTTAACAAAAAATCTACGAAAAGAAGTAGAGATTGGTGCTAATGGTACACAAAATTATGTTATCAAAGAGGGTATCAACAAAGGCAAGGTTATAGATTAATGGCAATCTTACGAGGCGGTAGAAGAATAGGTAACTTTGATATAAGACTTGGTATGCCAAGAGATAAATCATTGGCTGATGTAGCAGGCGATCCTAGATTACAAAGAAAACCTGGTGGATCTGGTGTACTACAAAGATTTCAGTCACAGATAAATCAAGGTGAAGGTATGGCAAGACCAAATAGGTTTTACGTCATAATAAATCCACCACAAAATATAGTTACAACGCCAGGTGGTCCACCATCACAATTAAGTCAGAATACACAAAACAATTTATCTAGTGGTCAAATGCGTGAAAATATGCAAATGATGTGTAACAAAATTACTATGCCTAGTAGAGATATTAACACAGCACCCGCTAAAACATATGGACCAAAAAGAGAAATGCCCTATGCTTACTCATTTAGTGGTGAAATTGAACTAACATTTTTTGGTGATAAGTTTTTAAGACAAAGAATGTTTTGGGAAAATTGGCAGAAACAAATTTTTAATTCAGAAACACATGATTCTAAATATTATGACCAATATGTTGGTTCTATAGATATTTTTCAACTAGGTCAATTTGATGCTAAGGCAGATGATGACGCTAGAGTTACATATGCAGTTAGATTGTATGAAGTTTATCCTCAAACAATAAGTGCTATTGAATACGCATATGGTAGTAATAACACTATTGTAGAGGTGCCTGTAACATTAAACTTTAGAACATGGAAGAATTTAACAATTGATCAAGTTAATGGTGCAACTATAGGTCAAGCTTCAGGTGATAAACCTACGATAAAAGCAAGCACAGATTTTGGATTGTTTGGTGGTATATTAAGTAAACTGCCTCCTGAAATAAGAAGAGCAGGAAGAGATGTACTTCAAACAGCAAAAAGAAGTCTACCAATTGGTAGAGTTACGGGTGGAAGATTATTTCCACCTTTTGGTTAATAATAAGGAGATAATATTATGGCATTGCCAGTATTGGAAACAAATACTTTTGAATTGACATTACCATCAAGTGATGTAAAAGTAAAGTATAGACCGTTTCTTGTAAAAGAAGAAAAGATTTTATTACAAGCAATGGAGTCGCAAGAACAAAAACAAATTGTACAAGCATTAAAAGATATAGTAAATGTATGTACACACGGACAATTAAATGTAGAAGAGTTACCAACATTTGATTTAGAATATGTATTTTTACAAATTAGGTCTAAATCAGTAGGTGAGATAGCAAAACTTAAAGTTTTATGTCCTGACACTAAAAAAGATTATGCAGAGGTTGAAGTAGATTTATCTACAGTAGATGTACAAGTAGATGATGAACACAATAATAAGATTATGGTAGATGAAGATAAGAAAATAGGTGTGTTAATGAAATACCCTACTTTAGCTACAGTTGACCCTACTAAAGATTATAGTAAACAAAACACAAAAGCATTGTTTAATATAATTGGTGAGGGTATATACCAAATCTTTGAAGGTGATAAGGTGCATATGGCTAAAGATTACACTAGAGAAGAACTAGATAAATTTGTCGAGAGTTTAGATAGTAAATCTTTTAAAAAAATACAAAGATTTTATGAGACTATGCCTAAATTAATGCATGAAATTGAAGTTGAAAACCCTAAAACAAAGGTAAAAAGTAAGATTACATTATCAGGTCTTTCCGATTTTTTCGGGTAGCCCTATCACATGACACGCTTGAAAACCATTATCAAGTAAATTTTTCGTTAATGCAACATCATAAATATTCATTAACAGAATTAAATGATATGGTACCGTGGGAAAGGGAGATATATGTAAACATGTTGATTGCATATATTAAAGAAGAAAAAGAAAAAAGAGAACGAGAGAGAAGGTAAAAATGATAGAAAAAATAAAATCAATGTTCGGCACAGGCTGGTCAGGATTTAAATATGGATGTTCACAATTGTGGCATTTTATTGAGGTAGAAATACCTGAATTAATATCAAACTGGAGATTAGTACCAAGACTTATGATGATTGCTTATGCATATGCATTTATGGAAGTCATCACTTGGTTTATGTCATTAGAGGCTCCTAATAACGCACAAGCAGGGTTAGTTTCAGTAGTAGTTGGTGCTGGCGCTGGTTGGTTTGCAATATATGTAAATGGTAAACCATCTAAAGTAAAAGCTAAAGATTAATAACGTATAAGAGAGAAGAATGGCTGACGTAGAAACACAAGACACAATAGAATCAACAGCATTAACAGTTGTACAAGCACAACAAAATATTGTTGGTGGTGCAATGGTTGGTGCCTCTAATTCTGCTATGATAGTCGAACCTGTTGAAAGAACAACAGAGTTATTAGAAAGACTTACTGAGATTAATATGTTAATGTTAAAAAATTTGAATGAGATTTTTGCAACATTAAAAGAAACTTTAGGTCTTGACAAACTACAAGATAGAAGAGCAAAAGAAGATCAAACTGAATTAGATAAAGAAAATTTAAGTGGTGGTGTAGGTGGTAATATAAACTCACAAGAAGCTGATAAACCTTCTGGTGGCATGTTTGGATTTTTAGGTTTAATACCTAGTACAGGTATATTTAAAAAAATGTTTGCGCCTATTGTGGCATTCTTAGGCAAAGGTGGTCTTCTAGTAAAACTATTTGGAAGATTTGGTCCTCTTGGTGCATTGATATTAGGTTTTACATTACTTTACAAATATTCAGATGAGATATCAAAAGCATTAGCACCAGCATTAGAAAAGATAAAAGATTTATTTGTAAAACTAAAACCTGCTATAGATGTATTAAAACAAATTGGCGATTTCTTAATGCAAGGTATCATCAAAGGTATTGGTGAGGCTATTACTTTTTTGATAGGCACAGTAGAAAAGTTTATTGATGGTATTACTAAAATATTTGAAGGTGATATTATGGGTGGNTTAAATGATATATTTGAGGGTATTNTAAGAACAATATTGACAGTGCCATTAACTATAATTAATTTTTTAAAACCTTTATTTCTTGATATTATAGATTACATATCTGAACCATGGAATAATATGGTCACAAATGTAAATCAATATATTTCAGATACTTTTATTGCTATTAGTAATTACTTTATAGAACTAAAAGATAAATTTGTAGGGTTTTTTGTTGAAGCATATAATACAGTAAAACAAACTATTACAGACACAATAAACGGTGCTTTTACTTTTATTGGTAATATATTTACAACAATAGGCAATTTCTTTAGTGATAGTTTTAATATGGTAAAAGATTTTGTAACAGGATTACCTGGTAGAATAGTAGGTTTTGTAAAAAATATGTTTAGTCCTATAATAGACTTCTTTCTTAATATAGGCAATACAATTAAGAAAGCTGTTAACGGTGTAATAGAGTCACTGCCTCTTCCCGATTTTGTTAAAAGAAAAATTAAATTTAATATTGCACCTACTGAGGCAGAATTAAAAGAAGCAGAGAGTTTGACGGGTGATGCTAAAGTTGCTGAAAAAATTGCGTCAGATCAACGACAAGGTATAGAAAAAATTGGTGGTGATAATGTCTTTAAAGACGGTGTACTACAACAAAACGGAAAAAATTTAGAAGTTTCTAATTTAGGTTTTGCTGAAAGCATGGCTGAAGAAATGGGTGAACAAGTAAAAGTTGCTATGAATAAAAAAACAGGTAAATATGTAATTGTAAAAAATGATATGAAATTAGCTGAGAGAGAAGGAACTACTGTTCAAAGTCAAGATTTAGATATGACTGATATTATAGGTCAAGGCGGTATTGATACAAATATTAAAATACCATCAACATCTATACCTGATTTGGCAAATGATAATCAAGGTGCAGTAACAGTTGTAAATAATAATTATAATACAAATAACAGCTCAGTAGCAAATCAAACAGATGTACATAGCGGTGCATTAGACACAGGCATTGATACTTACCATGATAAACTGGCAACTGCTAGTAATTAATACTGACCTAAGTCTTTTTCTGTAATAATCTTAAATTGCATACCCTTATCTTCACAATATGCTTTAGCGGCTTGCCATTTTGCTTGGTTCTTGATATATTCAAATGACTCTCTCATGTACGATTTTGTTTTCTTTTTAGGTGGTTTAGGTTTTACTGCCTGTCGTGATGGTTTTATCTCGATCATATACTTGTCATTATTAATCGTCTTTACAATAAAGTCTGGAAAATATCTATGATATTTCTTATCTAGTGGACTATAATATCTAACTGCTAATTCTTCACTTGCCCAATATAATATATCAGTATTTAAATCACAATAACGCATGAACCGTCTTTCTAACAACGACCTATACACTATTTGTTGGGTATTACCGACATATTTCTTTGGATTGGTTGGTCTGTATAGACCTCTATAACTCTTTGCCATAATGTACCTATAATCTATATAAATATTAATATAAGGATTATTTATATGCCATTTAATAAGTTAAGAAATTCACTGTCAAACCTGACCACACCATTTTTAGCAAATACACTTAAAAACTTTGCTTCTAAGAATGGTGCTAAAGACGCAGGTAAAGTAGCAGCTCAGTTAAGAAAGAAAAGTCCGTTTGATATACAAGACGCACCATCAGCTAAGTTAATTGAAAATCCCTTATCATTTAATCCTGTACAATATCCACTTGACCTTGGTAACAATGGTCAAGGTCATTATATTTTATTTGAATCAGGTTTTGTAGGTTATAGTCCACAAACAAGTGGTTTACTTGATAAAGGTGCTAGACAGAAAAAACAAAAAGTTACATCAAAATTAAGTAATAAATCAATTACAACAGCTGGTATTGCTATATACATGCCAAATAGTATAAAGTCTAGTTATCAACAATCATATGAAGAAGATACTGCCGGCATTGCAGGTGATTTAGAAGGCATCAAAGGTAGTATTGATAGACTATCTGCTTCAGCAGGTGGTCCTCCAGGCGCAAGTACAAATATGTCAGCTGCTCAAATCAAGGCAGCATTATCAGGTGCTTCAGGCATGGCAATACGACAAGGTAAAAAATTAGTTGGTGAATTAGTTAGTATGGCAGGTGCTGGTGATCCAGTAAGATTTTTACAAAAGAGAAGTGGTAATGCATTAAATCCTAGAAATGAACAGTTTTATGATTCACCACAATTTAGAAGTTTCTCATACACATTTGATTTTTGGCCAAGAAGTATGGCAGAGGCAAAAGCAGTATCAGATATCATAACAATATTTAAATACAATTCATCACCAGGTCTAAAGGGTGACGCAGGTGCTATATTTGAAATACCTAACTATTTTAAAATTAGTTACATGCATAGAGGTGAGGTAAACCCACATTTAAATTTAATATCAGCATGCTATTGTCAAGGTGTTGATGTTGATTATGCACCAGACGGTGAACCAAGATTTTTTGAAGACGGTCAACCTGTACACACAAGATTAAGTGTATCATTTGTAGAAGACAGAATTATAACTAAAAATGATATTATAGAGGGAGCATAATGCCATATTTTAATCAATTTCCTGTAATAGACTATAACTTATCTGGTGTCAATGGCAATACAAAAGAAGTAACCGATATATGGCGAAAAGTAAAAGTTAGAAGTAAGATAGCAAACAATGTTTCATTATATGATAAGTTTGATGTGCCAGAGGGTGACTCACCTGAGACAGTTGCTTATAAAGTGTATGGTGACGCAGAATATTTTTGGGTAGTTTGTTTAATGAATAATGTTGTCAATAGATATTATGATTGGCCTTTAGATGAGTATGTATTTCAACAATATGTAAAAGACAAGTATTCAAATCCTGAAGGCATACATCATTATGAAAGAACGCAAGACAGTGGACCACAAAAAGGTAATGGTCCTGCTGATTACTCACACATAATAGAATGTAATAGTACAGACGCAGGTGCTCAATCAGTTTCTAATATACAACATGAAAGACGATTGCAAGATAAGAAAAGACAAATTAAATTGTTACAACCTAATTACCTTAATAATTTTATAGATGAGTTTAAAAGACTCATAACACAATAGTGACATGGCACAAACCGATAGAGATGTATTTGATAAAGTTGGTCAGTATAACCTTGACGAGATAGCAATTATCTCATATAGATTTGCAGATGACAATTTACCTAGAAGAATAGATATCAAAGGTATATTATATAACTTTGAAATTGCCGAAGACATATTATTAAACAATGTTGTTGGTTCAGCTATCGTATATGATATGCAGGACATTAGAAGTATATTACCTATCATAGGTCTAGAAAGACTATCACTTAAATTCAATTCACCAGGCTTATCAGGTTATGATTTTACCGAAGACACAGGCATACCGTTACAAATATACAAGATTGATAAGGTAAGAAAAGATCCTCAAAATGAAAGAGCACAACTCTATCAGATATATTTTTGTTCGCCTGAAATGTATAGAAACAGTACAACAAAGATATCAAAAGCATACGCAGGACCAGTAGAGAACGCAGTAAAAGATATAGTACGAAAATATTTAAAATCTAACAAACCATTTTTCTTTGAACCAACATCTACTAATTCTAAGTATGTAATACCAAATTTAAAACCATATGAGGCAATTAACTTTTTATGTTCACAAGCTAGATCAAAGAAGTTTAGACTCAATGCAGGTTATAAGTTTTATGAAACAAGTGAGGGTTTTCACTTTAGAAGTTTAGACTCAATGATGGGACAAGACGGTCAATTAAGTGAAATACCACCTAAATGGAAATATGAATCAATGGTGACTAGTATAACCGAAAATGCCAAACAACCTGAATTAAAAGACGTAACAAGAAGATTATCTACTGTATTAAAGTATGAGTTTGACAAACCTGTTGATACATTAGATAATATTAATAAAGGTTTTTATGCTAACAAGATTACCGTACATGACGCATTTAATAAAACAATTAAGACTACAACATATGATTACAATGAGTCAGGACCTTTTCAGGCACATACAGAGATGGCAGCAAGTCAATTTGAATCAGCTGGTCTATTATACCCACAAGACGGTAAAGGCAAAGGTGTTAAGTTTGCAGACACAAACAAATCATTAACAGAATTAGCAGACGCCAAGACAATGGTAGTATCAGAGACAAGCAAAGTGCATAATGAATACGAATTTACACCAAATGCTGAACTATTACCATTTATTACACACCAGAAACAGGCAATGCGTAATATGAATTTAAGTCTATTAGTATATGGTAACACAATATTAAATGCAGGTGATATAATAACATTTACATCACCAGTACAACGACCAGGTGAAATAGAGAACAATCCATATACAAGTGGAAGATACGTTATAATGGCGATTAAACACATGGTAAACGTAGAGGCACAAAGACATGAAATGGTACTCAAATGCTTCAAAGATGCTGTTTCCACGCCATATCCGACAGAGGAGGACGCATTAAATACGATATACAAAGGGCAGAATACAAACGAGGATATATACGAGGTCCAGAAAGAACTTTAGAGAATAAGAGAGTCCGGCGCCTAAATGGCATGCTGGCTACCAATGAGATTATGAGAAAAAACAAACAACAAAAGACTGTAAGAAAAAGTACAGCAGGCAATGTAGAGAGAAGTATGTTAGGGAAAGTCTATTTGTGGGTATCAGAGCGAAAAAACAGTAAGTATGCTCAGAGACCACATAGAACGTATCAGAGAAGACAATATAAGAGTATCTACAAGTGGTCTCTAAGAGCGCCTACGGCGTGCTGGCGCAAACTTAAAGATTTGATATCATTCAGTAATAACTTACTAAAGTTCAGTAATAAGTATGGAAGACGATTAGCAAAGGCAATGCGTAACAATAAAAGAAATGGCGATTAAATGC